TGGTCCCAAAGCCGTGTCAGAGCTCTGCCACGCATGGCGGCAGGCAGCTCTTGGTGACAACGGTCCGAAGAAGCATTACAGAGGCAAGGAGAAAGAATCTCTCTTTGCAGCATCAACCCTCAAGAGGGGCCTCCTATGGAAGCTAAATGATGCGGCAAAGGCCACTGCAATCAAGGCTGCTTCTGCACGTTGGCACCTACCCGCGATTGAGACCCCAAAGTGGATACAAGATTCACTAAAGGAATACATTCTCAATGTCATCGGGCCAGCATGTGCAAAGTCCAAGTCAGATCCCCACTATCCACTCCCAAGCTATAATGCCTGTATAGGCTACACGAGAAAGGCGAAAGGGTGCTATCAAGCGTTGCTTGAGCGTTATCATGGTGATGAGGCTCCGTGGTTTGAAATTAAACAACCACTGCTTCATCACCCCGAGAACACACTCCTTGCCAACATCCTACACTCTGATCCGGAAACTGCCTTCTTCAAGGACAGGATCCTGCATGGACCTTCGTGCAGACTCCGGGTGGAGTCCGTGTTGCCTCCCCAAACATGGGCCAACCTAGCCAATGGGGTACAGCCAGTGTATGGGTGGAGAGTATCGGAGCAGCAAGCGCCCACAACGGGGCGGGGCTATGCCCTTGCCGTAATGGGGGAAACTGCTACTCCTCATCTCGAACCCCTAGCACTGGTTGAGAGTGGTGCAAAGATCCGCGTTGCCACCCTCCATGATGCTCCCTCTGTCCATGGAAGTCGTCTCCTGACTGCATGCTTCCTTCCCCTATTAAAGGGATTGAAGTGCACAGGCGACATCCTCAATGGTAGAGAGATCAAGCTCGACGCTCAACACACGGAAGCGCAACTCTACTCCGCTGATCTCTCAGCAGCGACAGACTTCATCCACCATGATCTCGCCCGACAGTGTTGGACACTGTGGTGTGAGTCCCAAGGGACTGACATGCGATTGCATGATATGGGATGGAGACTGCTTGGACCTCACTGGAATACTGCGAGTCAAAAGATGACATCACGGGGCATCCATATGGGTGAGGGCATCAGCTGGCCAATACTCTGCCTCATCAA